GGGGGGGATACTAACAACCACACACATTTTAAGCACAGTATAAAACCTGTGCTTTTTTTTGTTGACAAAAAGTACAAAAGCGGTATAATTCTTTCTAAGATAAAAAAAAAAAAAAAAGCGAGGTGAGAATATGCGGCGCAGTCTCGAAAATATAAATCTGACTGAATGGGGATTTTGCGAACTGCAAAAGTGCGAGGGCGGTTACACAATAGGCTAAAAAAAACCTATCGAAAGGTTTTTGGAGCAAAAACCGCTCCAAAAAGACGTTGCAGAATTGTTAATAGGTTTACAAAACACGCCCAGATTTAGACGCTTAATTATTTTGGCTAACATTTACGGGAATAAAATCTTAGAAAAGCGTTTTTTGAACATTGCGAACAAATGCGCCGAATACGGCGTATATCTTGACACAGTGCGAAATGGTTTTGTAGCTATTGACAAGGACACGGATATTGTTGTCGCAGGTGTATTTCCAAGCCTTGCAGATGTTGAAAATTGGTTAGACGATTAAGCAGGAAAGGATTTGAGCATTTTGAGCAAATATGAAGCTATCAGAAGAAAAATCAGCGGAGAGTATAAAAATGAAAAATTTGAACAAGTGGCGGGCGTAGCTTTCACTATTGACAACGCACGTGTCAGACTGAAAAAAACGGCGGGATATGCGCTGAATCTTTTTTATGAAGAAAACGACGCGGCAGATGAAATGGCTGAAAGGCAAAAGGAAAAGTTCCACAAAATTCTTAACAGCTTGCCACAAGACGATTTGTCTAGAGTTGACATACTCATCAAAACTGAAATTGAGGCAAAACTTAGGCTTGATTATGGCGAGTTGGCTGTAGATTGGCTTTATAACAAAATCTAAAAAGCCGTTAAAAGTTTGGAAATCAAAAGGGCGTTGCAACTAACGGCAACGCCCAAAAATGATATAGCGAAGGAGAAAAAAAAATGACCAATGACGAGCAAAACAAATTGCGGAAATTGCGCCGCCGCGCAAGAAAAAATGACGCGATTATCAGGAAAATCAAAAACGAAGGCTATTTGGTGATTGATATGCACACTGGCGGCGTTATTTCAGGCAAGAGCATTTTACCTTTGTCACTTGATGAAGTTGAAGATTATATCAAGTATTTTGAAAGTCTGAAAAAATCCGATTCGGACACAGATTTTTAAAATTTCGGAAATTGAAAAATCGCCTTTGTGGATGTACAATGTAATTGCCAAAAAACAAAATACTACACAAGGGCGATTCTGCGCCGCGCCATACAGCGCGACAGTCCATTATTGAAGAAATAACTCAAACAGAGTTAAAAAGAGTTGTAAAATTTATGAATATTCAAGTTAAAAAGGAGTGGAATTTATGAATACCCAGAAAAACGAAAACGCCATTAAACAGGCGCAAAACACAATCAATTCTAGTGTTGATTATATCACTGGAATTGATAACAGTCAAGTAAAAAGTTTAGTGGCAAGTGTGACGGTTGCAGAAATCAAAGCCGTTGCAACGTTATCTGATACCGACCGCGAAAACTTGAAAAATCGTATTGACGCGATAAGCCCCTTCACGATTTTTGATTTAGTCGAAGGCAAAGACAATGAAATTATTTGCCCGTTTTGCGGCAGTGGCACGCACGATAACCACACGGGAATAACACCGACTTTTGAAAATGGCGTTTGGCTTTATCACTGTTTCGCAAACGGAGACTGCGAGGGAACTTTAATTAGTCTTATTGCGAAGGCAAATAACATTGAGCCGCGCGGCAAGGATTTTTTCAAAGTTTTGGCGATTGGTAAAAAAATTTTAGAGATAGAGCTTTATAACGTGAAAGCTGATGAAATGACTAAGACCAAGAAAAAATCTGCCCCGAAGAAAAAAAATGCTCCGTCAGCAGAAGAACTTGAAAAATTTAAAAAAATTGTTGAAACAGCTCAAAAGAATTTGCCTGCGTTTGTAACCGAGCAAGGCGGAAAATGGCGCGGCTTGTCTTTAGAGACTTTGCAACAGATTCAAGCGGGATTTTTGCAGGGCGTGTATTTCCCTGCCGCAAAAAAAGAATTGCCTGCTGTTGTTATTCCTAACGATTCAAACGGCGTTTATTTCCGTTCAATTGAAGGCAAATTTCACAAAAACAACAGCCCGACAGCTACAACTACCGTATTTTTGCCGAGCGTTGAAACGTTTGATTTAATCGTCACAGAAGGGCAAATTAACGCGGCAAGTATTTTTGAATCATTCAAAAAATCACTTGGTAAAAATCCGAAATTCGGAATTATCGCAAGCGGCGGGACTTCAGGAAACGAAAATGCTTTAACTAAAATTCAAGAATTGGTATCTGCAGGCAAAAAAATTCGCGTCCTTGTTGCTTATGACAACGACGAAAATAACGCGGGAACAAAATCAGCCGAGAAACTTATCAAACAGCTTAAAAAAGCAGGTATCCCCGCGTTTGAGATTGACATTACCAAAACTGCCGACACGGATTTAAACGATATTTTACGGCAAGAAAACGGTTTTTCAAGTCTCTTTGATAAGGTTACTGCGGCGATGGCGGCGGCTAGCGAAGTTCAAGAAACCAAAACTGAAATCAAACTTGATTCTGATTCTGCTGATTCTGATTCTAAACGGCGCGAAGTGAAAAGCCGAAAAAGTTCAGATGATGAAGTTGATACACTTGAACTTGCCAAAGAGCGCGTAATTGCTGATAGGCTTGAAGACCCAGAGCTTGATAAATTTTTTATCCCGAACTCATACGAGATAACAAAATACGGAATAAAAAAATTAGGCAAAAAGGAGATTCAAACAATCTGCCCCCGCCCTGTTCTCATTAAAGAAAGATTCTACAATCTTGAGAGCGGGAGCTACACTTTGGCACTTGAATACTTGACGGCAAGCCGAAAGTGGAAATCTATTTCGCCCAAAAGCAGGGAGTTTATTTTCAACAAAAACAAGATTGTAGATTTGGCGGGGCAGGGGTTACCCGTGACAACAGGAAATTCGGCAAAACTTGTTGATTTTCTTTTCAATCTCGAACTTGAAAACGAGGATTATATTCCGCTGACTTACACTGTCAACAGGTGCGGTTGGTATCCTTACAAGAGCAAAAATTATTTTATCGACCCACGCATTACAAACACAGTTGACGTTGACGGCAGGAAAATAAATATTGTCGTCGATTCTTCAAACAGCAATGCAACAGCCTTGAAAACAAAAGGAAATCTCGACGATTGGAAACGTGCTTACAATTTGGCGGCGGGTTCGCCTGTTGCCAGAGCAACCATAGCCGCCAGTGTTGCCGCCCCTCTTTTGAACGTTTTGGGCGAAAGAAATATGGTTTTCTATATTCACGGGAAAACACGCGGCGGAAAATCCACTGCAACGCTTTTAGGTTCGTCAACTACGGGCAGTAGTGAATTGTTCAGATGTTTTGACGCGACCAACAACGGGCTTGTCAGCGCGGCGGCAGATACGAACGACTACAGCTTTTTTGTTGACGAAAAGCAATCTGCAGACCCGAAATTGAAAAACGACTTTCAGCGGTGGATTTACAGCGACGCAAACGGCGTAGAGCGCACACGTGCCAATAAAGACGGCACAGCCCGACCTGCGCGAACGTGGCGGCATATCACAATCTGCAACGGCGAAACTGAATTGTTGGGTGATAATGTCACAGCCGGCGCGTATACACGAATTTTGCAGATTCACGCCCCCGATACTATTTTAGACCCCGACGCTTGCCGAGAAATCAGGCAGATTATCAAGTCTAATTACGGCTTAGCCTTCCCGCTTTTTGTCGAATATTTGAACACTCAGGACACAGATAAATTGCGGGCTGAATATGAAAAATTGGCAAAGTTCTTTGTGGAATACCAACCTAATATTTTGTCGGAACACGCTAAATATATTGCGCTGATTTGGTTTGCCGACGACCTTTTGAATAAAGCAATAGGCAATGACATTAACCCGCTTGATTACGACAAAATTTTTGAGTGCATACCGACCCTTGAAGAAATTGACGATACGGCGCGGGAAGAAAGCGCAGTTTCGGCTTTTATCGCAATGAAGGCGGCGCATTTTGAAGGCAATTACAACTTCAACAAAGACAGAGGACTTGACGTTTTCGGCAAACACAAAGACGGATACTTGTACATAATCGCACAGGTTTTGAACAAATACCTTGCCGATGAAGGCTTTGACTATAAAAAAGTTGTCAACGATTTAGTTCAGAGCCAATATTTCATTCCTGCCGACAAAGTAGGAAACGACAGAAATAAGCGTGTTTCTGTTACCTGCCGAATAAACGGAAAAGTACAGCGTTGCTACAAAATAAAGCAAAATGAATTTGATGAAGTGTAACCCGAAAATAAAACGGGTTACAAACGGGTTACAAAACGGGTTACACTAAAAATGGCGTTATAACAACGTTTATAATACTATTTTATATACTGTAACCCGTGTAACCCGAAAAATTCACTTTTCCCTATAGAAAAAATTTTTGTGTGTAAAAAAATCTGGAAAATTTCTAAAAAATTTTTACACACAAAAAAAAACGTATATGTCCTTTAAAAAAACGGGTTACACGGGTTACACGGGTTACACCCGCATTGGAACGCCATTTTCGCCCCTAAAAACGGGTTACAAAACGGGTTACACTCGGGTTACACTCGGGTTACACTCGGGTTACACTCGGGTAACAAAACGACTTCGATACTACCGAGAGCATAAAAAAAGGGGGTGTCACGAATAGATACTCCCCTAGTGTTTTTAAAGGATTGAAAGGAGTTAGACAGATGATTGATAATGAAAGTTTTGCAGATGTTCAAAAGGTGTTTGCAAGGAAATTGCAGTTGGAAGGATTGAAAGCCTTGAAAGACCTAGATTTTTCGACAGCGGACGCAGATACCGCACTTCGCGCCGTCGAGATTGGAATTGAGCTTGAGAAAATGGCGAATGCGACAAACGCAGAGGTAAAAGACAATGGCTAGCATTAACGGCAATGACATTTCTGGAATTGTTGAGAATTTGCGCCGTAGAGGCGCAGGAATTGTTGACGCGGCGAAACTTGCATTGCGTGACGGCGTAGAAGAAATTGTTCAGGACGCAAAAAGCCGTTGCCCTGTAAAAACAGGGAGACTTCGCAATTCTATTCACGCGATACCGTTTGAAGACGGAGCAATCTATAAAATTGTAGCCGACGCGAAGAATGAAAACGGAGTGTCATACGCAAAGATAGTTGAGTATTCACCCGAAAGCAACAGACCATTTTTGTATCCCGCGCTTGACGCACACAAAAACGAATTGAACGCCCAAATAAAACGGGCGATAGAGAGGAGTTTGTAAAGAAAGATGTTTGACTTTTTCAAGAAATTATTCATAAGAGAGCCGCCGAATCAAGCGCAAGTGCAAACGCAACCACAATTACAGTCGAAAGTTCAAGCAGTCATAATACCGACAGCACAATTTTCAAATTGGAGCGGGAACGCCTACACCAATGATATATTTAGGGCAGGTGTTGACGCGATAGCCCGAAACGCGGCGAAGTTAAAGCCTGTGCATACAATCACAGACAGCGAAGGCAAGCGGACTTCGGAAAATAAGCAGTTGCAGAAAATATTGCAATTAGCCCCCAATCCGTATATGTCAACTTATGACTTGATTTATAAGACTGTGACACAGCTTTTTTTGTTCAACAACGCCTTTATCTTGATTGACTGGACAGAAAACGACAAAGTTGCAGGTTTTTATCCGCTGAATTTTTCGAGCGTCAACTTTGCGATGGACGCGGACGGAAATTTATATGCGGAATTTACTTTCAAAAATGGCAGGAAAGCGCAATTTTCGTACAGTGATTTAATTCATATTCGGCGGCATTTTAACGAGAATGAATTTTTGGGGGACGATAACAGGGCTTTAAATCCTGCGCTTGAATTGGCGTATACGCATAACGAAGGGATTATTGCGGGAATAAAAAACAGTGGGAATTTGCGCGGGCTTTTGAAATTGACACAGACCAGCAAGGCGACAACTGCCAGAGAAATCAGAGACCAATTTATCAAGGACTATCTGAATTTGTCGAATAACGGCGGTGTAGCAGTACTTGACGCAAGTATTGACTACATACCGCTGAATAATCCTTCAAGCAGTACCAATCCCGCCGAAACAGCGGGGATAAAAGAAAAAATCTACAACTATTTGGGGATAACGGAAAAAATTGTGAATAGTTCATACAACGAAGATGAATTTGCGGCTTTTTATGAAAGCACAGTTGAGCCTATTGCAACGCAGTTGTCACTGGAATTTACGCGAAAGATTTTTTCTGAAAGGGAAATAGCATTTGGCAACCAGATAATTTTTGAAAGCGGCAGGTTACAGTTCACAAGCAACAAAACGAAAGTTGAGTTGATTAAAGAGCTAATGCCGTTAGGGCTTTTGACAATCAATCAAGCACTGGAAATTTTGAACATTGCGCCGACGGAAGGCGGGGAAAAACGCCTTCAGACCTTAAACGTAGTAGATTTTGACGTGGCGACACAATATCAATTAGCAAGGGCAGGAAAAGAAAATGGAGCAAAAAACGGAAAAGCGAATAGCACAGGTGACGGCGGAGCAAACGCCGATGAAACTTGAAGGCTATGCAGTGGTTTTTGATAAACCCACACAGATTGACGATTATGAAGAAGTCATAGAACGCGGCGCATTAGAGGGAGCGGATTTAACCGACGTTGCACTTTTTTATAATCACGATACAAGTCGAGTACCGCTAGCAAGGACACCAAACACTTTAACTTTGAGCATTGACGAAAGAGGGCTGAAATTTTCGGCAACACTGCCGAACAGCGAAGAAGGGCGAAGCGTTTATGAATCAGTGAAACGTGGAGACCTGCGCGGCTGTAGTTTCGCCTTTACAGTCGAAAAAGACGATTGGAAGGACAACAAACGCACGATTAAAAAAATTGGAAAAATTTATGAATGTAGTATTTGCCCGTATCCTGCATACGGAGATACAACAGTTGAAAGCAGAAAAAAAAATATTTCGGAGGAAAATACAATGACAGAGACAACGACAAACACAAATACAAACACAACGGCAGACACAACTGAAAATCAGAAACAAACACAGCAAACACGCGGGAACAATGCAACCGAATTGCTTAACAATGTAGCGGGATTTAGCACAACGAAAAAAAACTTTGAGTGTGAAAGTGTTTTGGATACTGCCGAATATCGCAGTGGATTTTTCAAGCAACTTCAGGGCAAGGATTTAAACGAAATTGAAAAAGCGGCAATGAAAGTAGCACGCACCGACTTTGAAAGACGGGCGAGCGAATTTAACACAAGCACCGACAGCGCGGCTTTGATACCGACCGAAACTTTAAACGAAATCATCAGCAAGGCACGGACAAAAGGTGGCTTGCTTGCAGAAGCCAGAGCGTTTTCAGTTCCTTCAGGCGTTGCAATTCCCGTTGCCACGCCGAAAGACCGCGCAAGTTGGCACGTCGAAGGCGCGGAAGTTGACAGCGAAAAAATTTCTTCAACATCTGTAACTTTTAGCGGCTATGAAATTCTGAAAATATTTTCGCTCAGCTTAAAGACGCAGACAATGACAATTTCGGCATTTGAAAGTTACTTGACCGAAGAACTTAAAAATTGCGTCTTAGAGACAATCGAATATGCGCTTATAAACGGGACAGGCGCAGGACAGGGAACTGGAATAATGACAGTTTTTGACAGTTCAAATACAGTCACAGCGTCAACATCAATAGCATATTCGGATATAATTCAAGCCGTATCGAAATTGAAACGCGGCTACAGCAACGGCGCGAAATTCGCAATGAATAATCGTACTTTATGGAATGTGTTTTATAGTATGGTTGACGGCAACCAGCGACCTATTTTTATTCAGGATTTGCAAAACGAATCAGTAGGAAAAATCTTAGGTTTTCCCGTTGTGATTGATGACAACCTTGATGACAACACAGTTTTGTTTGGAAACTTCAACTATTTAGCGTACAACTTAGCAAGCGGTATTGCTATTGAAAGTTCGAGAGAATCAAGTTTCAGAAAAGGCTTGATAGACTATCGAGCTATTGCCATTGCCGACACCAAGCCGCTTTTGTCAGAGGCTTTTGTCAAATTGACGGCGTAAAGGGTGATAAAATTTGACGCTTGAAGAGGCTAAAAATATTCTGCGAATTGACACAAACGACGAGGATATTCACATACAGACACTGATTGACGCTTTACCGACTTATATTTTTGAACGCACAGGCTACCCGATAGATAAGCAAAACGCCGAGCCGATTTGTAGACTTCTGGAAAAATTCTTAGTCTATAAATTTTATATCAATGACGAAGAAGTGAACTATTTAGACCGCACTATTGAAAGTCTAATCACAACTTTAAAATTCAAAGTTGCGTCGCTCATCAGCGAGGAAGAGAGCGGCGAACAAGCCGCAATCGTCGATGACGTTTTGCCGTAATGAAACGTACAGGGCAAAAGGTTTATGACAGCCGCAAGTGGCGTAAAATTCGCAAATTGTATTTGGAAAGTCAAAATTACATTTGCGAGCGTTGCGGACAAGTTGCAACAATCGTACATCACAAAAAATATTTGACGGCAGACAATGTAACCGACAACGATATTGCATACAACTTTGACAACTTAGAAGCACTTTGCCAGGATTGCCACAATTTAGAACACGACCACTTTTTACAAACGGGGGCAGTGTTCAGTTCAAGCGGCGACGTTGTAAATGTGCGACCGACTAAAGCGTCACAAGAATATTCGGCGGCAAGAATCGCGATAAAAAATTTAATCCCCCCCACTTCTTGCCGCTGATACCCTTCTTGCCGAGCGCAACGCTTAGGCTACTAGTAAAAACTTTTTTATATTTCACGCTTGAAAAGATAGGAGATAAAAAAAATGACAAAAACGGAAATAACACAAATTTTGAGCGAAATTGAGCCAAAACATCAGCAAGTTGCAAAAAAAATTTTCACCGAGTTAGAATTTATTCAAAAGGTATTGACTGATTTAAAAAAGGAAATCAAGCAAAACGGCATTGTAGACCACACAGCCAAAATTGCGAGGGAATCTCCGGCTATCAAGAGTTATAACCAGACGGTGAAATCTTACAGCTATCTTTTGAAACAGTTGGAAACGATACTGCGCAAAGACAAAAAAATTGAAAAAAGCAAACTTCAAGAGTGGCTGGACGAACAACAAGGAAGTTAAGAAAATATGAATTGGATACTTTTATATTACGACGCTATAAAAAAAGGTGAAATCCTTGTTTCAAACCGTATAAAGCGGGTGTATTCGCGGCTTGCAGACGAAATAAAAAAACCGAAAGGCGACTATCACTTTGACGAAAAAGCGGCAAACAAGCCGATTGACTTCATAGAAAAATTTTGCAAGCAATCAAAGGGTGAATGGATAGGAAAGCCGATAAAACTTGAATTATTCCAGAAAGCATTTATTTCTGCGTTGTTTGGATTTATTGACAAAAACGGTATCAGAAAATACAAAGAATCTTTGTTTTATGTAGCACGAAAAAACGGAAAATCAGTAATGCTTGCGGGAATTGCTATTTTTTGCCTAATAGCAGACGGAGAAGGCGGAGCAGAGATTTATTCAATAGCGACAAAAAAAGACCAAGCACGACTGATTTTTGAAGAATGTTGCAATATGGTACAGCAATCAAAAGAACTTTCGGAATGTGTCAAGAAAAGAAAAACCGACCTGTATTTTTCGGCGAATTTTAGCAAAATGCAACCTTTAGGCAAGAACGCCGATACTTTAGACGGATTAAACTGTCATTTGTGCGTCATTGACGAATTGCACGGAATAAAAGACCGAAATATTTATGAAGTGATGAAACAATCGCAATCTGCGCGGAAAAATCCGTTATTGGTGATGATAACGACGGCGGGGACACTTCGCGAAAGTATTTTCGACGACATTTATAATTATGCTTGCGGAGTTGCCGACGGTACTATTGACGATGAAAAATTTTTGCCGATACTCTATGAAATGGATAATCGCGAAGAGTGGCAAAATCCCGAAATGTGGCAAAAGGCGAATCCTGCATTGGGTACGATTAAGAAAATTGAAGACCTGCAAGCAAAAGTGAAACGAGCTGCGCAGTCCCCAAAAGATTTAACGGGACTTTTGACCAAAGATTTTAACATCATCTGCAATAACAATGCGACGTGGCTATTGTTTGAAGAAATTGAGAACAAGGCAACTTTTGACTTAACGCAGTTCAAAGGCAAGTATGCAATAGGCGGCGTAGACCTGTCAATGGCGGTAGACTTGACTTGTGCGTCGCTGTTAATGATTGATTCGGACGAAAACAAATTTGTTACTCAAATGTATTGGCTACCCGAAGACGGATTTAACAAAAAAGTTGCCGAAGAAAAAATACCTTATGACAAATGGCACGAGCAAGGATTATTGCGGCTGTGCAAAGGCAACGTCATTGATTATTCGGACGTTACCGCGTGGTATGAAGAAATTTTAAACATTCACGAGATAACGCCGCTGTGGATTTATTACGACCCTTTCAGTGCCAGATATTGGACAAAAGAAATGGAAAGTCAAGGCTTTAAAATGGTTAAAGTTTATCAACAGCATAAATATTTAAGTCTGCCTATGCAAATGCTAGGTGCAGACCTTCAGGCAAAAAAAATAAACTACAACAATAACCCGATTTTGAAATGGTGTTTAGGGAATACAGGAATTGAAACGGACAAAGAGGGGAACATCAAGCCTTGCAAGGCAAACCGTCAGAAAGACAGAATCGACGGGACTGCGAGCCTCATCAATGCGTATTATGGATTGTTTCGCAACTACCAAGAATTTTTGAATCTTGCATAGGAAGGAAAAGAAAATGGCAAATACAAACACTGAAAGTTTAGGCGATTTATACGTCAGATTAGGTTTTAATCTGGACGATTTGAATCACGAATATGTTCAAATCGAACGGAGCTTGAGAGAGAATTTAGCGCGGTTAAATCGTGAAAGAAACATTATTGACTTACAAGCGAGAGTGGACTTGACAGGGCTTGATGAAGCGACGGACGCAACACGGATTTTTGAAATCAGACAGCGGCAGTTGCAACAACAGCTTGAGGCGCAACGTCAAAAAATGCGCCTTTTGAATGACGCATTGCAGGACACAATCAACCGCACAGGCGAAAATTCAAACGAAACACAGAGGGCGAAGATTGAATACGAAAGGGCGCGGCTTGCAGTTGCAAGATTGGATAACCAACTCCAAGAACTGGAAAGAACGCAAACAGGCACGACCAATAATTTTTCTGATATGTATGATTCTATCGTCAGCGGCGTAAAAGATTTTAACGCTGTTACTTTGGCTATTCAAAAAGTGATAGAATTTACAAAAGCGGCGATTGACGCGACAAAAGCCCTTGTTGAGAATTATCGTGAATTGCGCTCAATGTCATTCAAGTTAAATCTGCCGATACAAAACGCAGATATTTTTTTGCAAAAAGTCAGACTTGCAGGCGGCGAAATTGAGGATATTATAGGCTATGTTCGCGGCATTTCGGACGCACTGGTTAAAGGCGAAGTGGACGACCCGGAATTTATTGCGCTTGAAAAATACGGTGCAAAGATTTTCGACGCTACAGGCAGATTGAAAGACTTCACAGAAATTTTTGAAGAAACGAGAAAAGCATTTGAGAAAGCCAAAGCGGCAGGTGAAGAAATTGAATTTCTGCAGATGACAGGCGGAGAAAGCGGTGTCACCGATGTTATTCAGGCTTTTAGACAGTGGAATGAAGCACTGGCAGAATCTCAAAAAATAGCAAAGGCAAAACTTGACTATGAATCATTGCGACAAGCCGATATACAAATGGCACTTTTGACGGAGCAAACCGCCGAATTTAAAAAAGAGCTTAGTTCAATATTCGAGCCGGCAGTTATGCAGGGAGTTCAAGCACTGTTTCATATTTTTCACGACGCTACAGAATGGATTAACGAGAACAAAGAAGAAATTAAGTCTTGGGGAGCAACTGTCGCCGATGTCTTCGCCATCACTTTTAACCTGAAGCCGCTAAAAGATTTGTTGCTTAATTATGGCACTGATTTAGACAAAGCTAACGAGATTTTTAAAAACACAAAGCGGCTTGATGAAGAATGGCAAAGGTTGCGTCAGAAAAGCAACCGAGACAATGACCCTTTGTCTCAATACTCAATTCAGCGAATTAAGGCATTTAAGGACGAACTCGAAGATTTAAGAATCGACCTTGACTTTGACAATGACTTTCAGAAATCTATTGCACAAGCTAATCTGTGGTTAGAAAGGGAACTCACAGACAAGATACACGTTTCAGACCAAGAACGGGTAGCAATTCACGAGCTTTATAATGCAAAAATCGAACAAGCAGAGAAAAACCTTCAAGACAAATTGAGTGGTATTTGGGAAGATACCGCCGCGATTGAATACGGCTTAACTCATTCAGCCTTTGAAAAACAACTCTATGACATTGAACGTTGGAAAAATGCACAGCTTGAAAAATCAGCAGTTGCCGAAGAAACGGCGGCAATAATAGCAAATGCGGCGGCTAAAGAGGCGGACGCATTTCAGCGCGAAATGGACAGGATAAAGGGCAATATTCAATCTCTCGAAGAAAGGATTTTTGAGCAAGAACATTCAGCGGCGCAAAATCAGATGATGAGAGCGCAAAAGGACTTGTACAAATATTGGGGAGAAGGACTACCGCAGAATTTAATCGTGCGTTGGTACAACAACGAAGTTGCGCGGATAAACAAGAAATACGACACGCATTTTGGAAACGCCGACCTTGAGCAAATAGGAAACGGCAAGGAAAGAATTTCTGTATCAGATTATTTTTATAGCGGCTTGTTAAAAGACACAGAATTTTTGACAGAAAAAATGAAGTTGGGATATGGAAATTTGCAGAACTCAGCCGAAAAAGCGGCTCAGGCATTGTCACAGATACCACAAACAATAGACACTGGCACACTACAGCAACTGCAAGCAAAATCTCAAGCAATTTCGCAACAAGTTTTTCCGCAAATTCAAACATCTACGCAAATTCAGCCAATAGTTCCAATGCAACCAACTACATTCAATCAGACGTTGCACAATAATATCAATTTAGGCGGCGCATATGTTTTTGATGACGCAATGAAACGGGAACTAGTCAAAGACATTACTGATAAAGTTGTAACCGAAGTGAAAAACGCAGTTGAATCAGCTACAAGCACTGTCAATTACGGTTTTGGCAATTAAGCAAAAAATTTTATGAATTGCGCCGAGCGTTTTGGAAATTCTGAAACGTTTCAGAATTTGAAATATTCGCAGATGATTCAACTTTTATCTTTACCAGCGGAAGAAACAGAAAAATTTATCGCGGAAAAAGCGGCTGAAGGAAAATTCGCCTGAAGTGTTGAAAAATGTCAGCTAAGTTTATTGTTAGAAGAGGCGAGATTATGAAAGACGAGGAACTTAAAAAAAGGATAGGCGAGAATATTAAGCGGATACGAAAAGAAAAAAAAATTTCCAGAAAAGCAATAGCAGCCGCCATAAAAACAACGGTAATAAATTTTGGCAAATACGAGCGCGGAATATCACCGCCGCCGTATGATAAGCTGTTGGCTATTGCCGATTTTCTGGAAGTGCCAGTTGCACACATTTTAGAGGACAAATACGCATACTATCTTAACAACATTGAATCAGTTGACGAAGGAATTTTTAAATACAGAATCACAAACGCTATTGATATTGCGACAAGTGCAGGGTGTTCTGTTGAAAAACTTTCAGACGGCAAAATATCATTGAAATTGCCGACCGAGACCACGACAGAATCAAACGGTCAAATTTCGGTAACATTCGATATAAATTTTAAGCCGATAATTTTTGACGACCAAAATTTTTTTCTCAAGGCAATAGATAGCGCAGTGAAATCTGCATTAACAAACGAGATTTTCACAGCGGAATTTAAAAAAGCTGTTTTAAAAAGTTAAATCGACGGGGGGGGGGGGG